CTTTGATTATGCCCTAGTATCTCCAGATGGATCTACGAAGGTGTTGCCACGAAACGAGGCGTCGGCGTTTTTAACAAAACATCTAAGATCTTACGGCGGGAGTGGAAAATATGAAGACTATAGAGTTGGCAGATTATTAAGAAACTTATCGTTCTCTGGTAAAGGCTTGGTTTCCAAACCTGCTAATCCTCGTAGTGTAATCTTGGAAGGAAACGAACTTTTCGACGAATCGAAAGCAGAAATTTTAACTATATCCTCTATAAAGGAGAATGTAATGAGTGATACTCACGACAAGCAAATCTTGGATTTGCAAAAGGAGCTTGCTGAGGCTAAGTCTCAGAACGAAGAGCTACGCGACAAAGTTGCCGCCGAACAGCGGGCTGAGTTTGAAGAAAAAATTCAGGCTCTTGAAGCTACAATCGCAGAGCAGGCGTCTTCTATTTCCGAAAAGGAAGAAGCTCTTGCCGCTAAAGAAACTGAACTTACTCAAGCTCAGGAAGCCTTGGCAGCAAAAGAAGAAATCCTTGTCGCAAAAGAAGAAGCACTTGCAGAAATGCAAAAGAAAGAAGCTACGATGAAGCGTAAAGCACAGCTTGAAGAAGCTGGGTTTGAAGCTGAAGAAGCTCTTGCCACTGTTGAAGATTTCAATCATCTTGATGACGAAACCTTTGACAAAATTGTAGCTGCAATGAAAAAGAAGGCTACTAAGCGCGACGAAGAAAAAGAAGAAGACAAGGAAAAGGCCGCACCCAAAGAAGAAAAGGCTGTTATGAAGAAGAAGGCCGAGCTTGAAGAAGAGGTTGATACCGCTGAAGCAGGCGAGGAAGTCTTGGAAACCGTCGAGGAATCGGCAGAAGTTGCTATCGCAGAAGCTGTTGGTGAAGAAGATCCTGCTGAATCTCTTCGTGCAGTTGCTAGCGAGTGGCTGGGTTCTATTTTACAGTCCGTTCCCAAAGAAGACAACTAGTTAACTATACAAAAAAGGAGATTCATAATGGCTCTTAAAACAGACAGAAGCACCTTACAAACCGACATTTCGTTCTTTATGAACGAAGCACAGACTAGAGGCGGTGTTGCCTCTCTTAATACAGCCGGTTCCGGTGCATCTTTAGATAATGGTTCCGCGTTGGTTCAGTATGCCGATACGTGCTCCGGTGTTGTGCCGATGGGCGTGTTGGTGAATGATGTTGTTGACATTGACCTGACCCGTCAGCATCTCAATCAGCACAAGGACGAAATTCAAAAGGGTGGTAAGGTCACGCTTCTCACGAAGGGTTGGGTTGTTACCAATAATCTGGAAGGCACAGATCCTAACGGTGGCGACTTGGCGTATTTGGCACACAGTGGTAACATTGCTTCCTCCAATATTGGCGGCGACGATGACAACCTAGGTGCCGGTCTTGTTGTTGGACGATTCTTGTCGGACGTTGATCAGGACGGCTATGCCAAAGTGTTTATCGATCTTCCCAACACTAATGGTCCGCAAAACTAGCACCAAATAACATAAGAAAAGGAGAAGCTAATATGTCTACTAAAACTCGACCTACACCGGAATTTATTGAGCTTTTAAAGCGCTCTGGTAGTTCCGATAAAATGGAAGCTGTTGCAGCTCAGAGAGAGATTGCCAAAGCTCTGGAAACCCCTATTCGTAAGGGTGTTCTGTTTGGCGATATCGTTACTAATATTTTTGAGGCTATGCCTCTTGAACCCGGTGCAACTCCGGAATTTCCACTGGATCTCTTGGCTCCCGGCACAGAGACTGACCACATTGCGTACACCAATCCCGGCAATGGTCGCATTCCCGAGCGACACGTCGAAGGTGATTACGTGATGGTTAACACTTACGGCATTTCCAGCTCTATTGATTTTCTGCTGAAATATGCTCGTGAGGCTAACTGGAATGTGGTTGCTCGTGCTATGCAAGTGCTTGAATCTTCGTTCGTTAAGAAAATTAACGACGACGGTTGGCACACACTTCTGGCTGCTGCGGTTGATCGTAACATCTTGGTTTACGATGCTGATGCCGCTGCTGGTCAGTTCACGAAGCGTTTGATCAGCCTCATGAAGACGGTTATGCGTCGAAATGGTGGCGGTAATAGCGCTACTGCTCCCGGTCGTTTGAGCGACCTGTACTGTTCTCCCGAAGCGATTGAAGATATTCGCAACTGGGGTGTTGACCAGCTAGACGAAGTTTCTCGAAGAGAAATCTATGTCGCATCGGATGATGGTCCGGCGATTACTAGAGTCTTTGGTGTCAACCTTCACGATGTCTTTGAGTTCGGTGACGGTCAGGAATATCAGACCTACTTCACTAGTGACCTCGGTGGATCTCTTGAGACCAGCGATGTTGAGCTTGTGATCGGTCTTGATCAGGGTCCGAACGACAGCTTTGTGATGCCTGTCAAGAAAGAAGTGGAAATCTTCGAAGATGAAGGTCTTCACCGACATCAGCGACAGGGTTACTACGGCTGGGCAGAAATTGGGTTTGGTGTTCTGGATAACAGACGAGTCCTCGCTGGCTCCTTCTGATCAGAACTCCATCTCTCCAACTCTAGGCCGCCTCTTTTTGAGGTGGCCTTTTTTATTATATTTGCTGTTTTTGTGTATTGTCTCTTGGAGGGTAATATGTTTGGCACAGCGGCTTTCAGTGAAGTTGGTTTCAGCGAGACAACAGATGTAGAATCTGTATTTCTTGGCTCGTTGCCTATTATATATTTCAATAGCTCAACTTTGACGTTTCCACTAAGGTTAAACCTACAAGCGGATTTTCCATTAAGCATGAATAGCGCTTCTGAGTTTTCCCTCAATATTAATCAAAATGCAGATTTTCCGCTTAGTATAAATACAATACATAATTACAATCTAGCAGTAAATAAGATTATCAATTTCGATACAAGGAGATAGAAATGGCTCAGTTTTGTGTCACCATAGCAGACCCCGATGTTGGTAGAGTTATCACGGCGATGTGTGCAAATTATGGTTATCAGGCCAATATTCCCAACCCAAATTTTGATCCGAACGAACCAATAGATCCAGATACAAACCCCGAATTTATTCCAAATCCGGAAAACACTTCTCAGTTTGCTAATCGTAAAACCAGAGATTTTCTCATGGAAAATACGGTTGCTTATGAATTAAAACTTGAAAAGGAAAACGTGCCACAACCTACACCTCCCGACATTACAGATCCGCAAGAATAGTAATTAACAGTTTTTATAGCTTGCAGGAGCGATCATGGCACTCAAAGTATCTGACAGAATAAAGCAGTTTACAACTAGTACCGGAACCGGAGGTGTATCGTTTACCGGCACACCGACAGGATTTTCTCCATTCAGCTCTGCGTTGTCTAATGGAGAATTAACCTACTATGGCATAGAAGAAAATGATAAGTGGGAAGTTGGAATCGGAACATATGGTTCTGATAACATGGTGCGTAGTCATGTTATTGCTAGTTCTAATGGTGGTAGTCATATAAATCTAGGCGGAAGTGGTGTTGTTTTCATCACCTATCCAGCCGATAAGAGTGTCTATAGAAATGAAGAATCTCAGATAGTCGTAGGGGCTTCGGGGCTGCTTTTTGACACAGGTACAGTCCTTAAGGATTTTAATCTGGGTGAACTTTCAGATGTTTCCATAAGCGGAACCGCTCCGTCTAACACCGTTCTTGGATTTAATAATACCAATAGTAGCGTTGTTCTTGGTGGATCTACTGGAGCGTCTAACTCAAACAACACCCTGATTGGATACGGGGCCGCGAGCGGTATAACCTCTGCTTCAAACATTACTGTTGTTGGTCAAGACGCAGGAATTGCCAATACTCACGGAAATGAAAGTGTTAGTATTGGTACACTTTCCGGTCCCTCAGAACTTTTCTATGCCAATCCTGCACATTACTCCGTTTCGGTGGGCTACAAGGCTGGAAGCCGAACCAGAACTCACGCTACGTCAATTGGATATCAGGCTGGTGTGGCTGCATATGAGCATGGCTTTGTTGCGGTGGGGTCTGCCGCAGGTTCCGGAATAGGGTCTTACAGTGTTGGTGTCGGATACGAAGCTGCCCATGGGGACTCTAGTGACTATGTGGTTGCCGTTGGTCATCAGGCGGCTAAAGGTTCTAGTGGTCAAAGCGCGGTGTGGATCGGCAATATGGCCGGTAGTTCTTCTTCTTCGTCCACAAGATCTATTGGATTGGGTTATCAGGCTGGTAAATCTTCTTCGGCTGAGGATTCAATTTATATTGGATCAAGCGCCGGACAAAGTAACACGACTGACGATCTTCTGTATATAGGTAATGGTCCCCCTTCAAGCAATAGAACTCTCATCAAGGGAGACATGCAGTCCAAAAGGGTAGCTATTGGAGCCGCAGACGTTGCTCTTAACGACACACTGCTTGTTGGAATTGCCGCTTCAACAGACAAGGGTCTTGTTGTAAAATCTGCTGCTGGTCAGTCGGCCAATATTACGGAATGGCAAAATTTTGCGGGAAATACCACGGCGTCTGTAGATACGAATGGAGATATCACTGCAAACGAGTTGGCTGCCAGTGGTCAGGGTCTTCATCTTCATAATTTAGGGGCGCCGCCGCCAACCACCAGCAATAGACTATATAATTATGGTGGAAGTCTTTATTTTAACCTTGTTCCGATGTCCGCTCCTAGTGGAATCAATACCTCTGTTGCATTTTATGGTCCCGGACAAAGTGCCGTATATAGTAACGATTTCACTTTCGATAAATCTGATGTTGAGCTGACGGTAGGTAGTGTAAAAATACAACAAGACGCAATAGAAATTAATGAACCCGGCAACACTATTCGTCTTGGAAAATACACCATAGCCCCAGCTATTGCAGATTCTCCATATAGTATATTTCTCGGCATGAATGCGGGAGTATTTGCTAGCGGTCTTACCTCGTCTGTTCTTCTTGGTCATAATGCGGGCTGGGGAATGTCGGACTCTTACAGGTCGGTTGCTGTTGGTATGCAGGCGGGATTTTATGCTAGTGGCGATAGATCAATATATTTGGGAGAAAATGCGGGATCAAGAGCGTCGGGAGTACACAATGTATTTATTGGCTACGATGCTGGGCGATATTGTGTAGGCGATCAGAATATAGAAATTGTAGCCAGCGGCGAGTCTAACTCTGTTCTTGACGGATATAGCAACAAAATTCACATTGGCCAGACTGTCATTGGCGACACCGATGCTAAAAAATTAGCATTTGGCCTAGTGAGTTCCGGCAACGTTAGTCCAGATGCTACGGTTGAGGTATTTCCCAAGACCGACGATCTGGCTCTTAAAGTTCATGGTAGTGGTGAATTCGCTAGTGGTATCGCGTTACCTTCCGCTGTGCCGTCTACCACGTCTAACATGCTTTATAACGATGCTGGAACTCTAAAATTCAATGGTACTATTCTTGGTGATGCTACCACCACCCAGCTAAATTATGTTTCCGGAGTGGCCGTATATGCATCCGGACAGAGTATTGCCAATGAGTCGGATATCGCTACCAACACCACAAACATTGCTACGAATGTCGATAACATAGTGGCTACTTCGGGTATTGCCAATTATGCTTCCGGTTTGGCTATTACTAATCAGGCGAACATTGCCACAAATACCTCTAATATATCCACAAACACTAGTAACATTTCTACTAACACTGGCGATATTGTTGCTACATCAGGTATTGCGGACTATGCTTCCGGACAAGCAATTTCCAATGAAGCAGATATCGCAACAAATGTTTCCAACATAAACACAAATACCAGCAATATTGCTATCAACGCTAATGACATTATAGCCACATCAGGAATTGCCAATTATGCTTCGGGACAGGTGGCTCTAGATTCAGACAATGTTGCTGCGGTTTCTGGCATTGCTAACTATGCTTCAGGTCAATCTATTGCAAATGAAGACGATATTGTGGCCACATCCGGAATCGCCGCCTACGCATCCGGACAAGCGGACGCCAGTAATCTGCAAAAGGTTACAGATCGTGGAGCAACCACCACAAACAATGTCACGGTGAATAACTTACTCATTGCAGATGGTGGTACAATTGGCTCCGCGTCGGAGAACAATGTACTAACCATAGCTGCCGATGGAAACGTCACCTTTGTTTCGGGCGTGATCGTCGATGGAAATCTAACAGTTCGTGGCGACGAGGTAATCCTAGACGTTCAGAAAGTAGAGGTGGAAGACAACACCATCCTGCTAAATAAAAATGTCACAGGAACCCCATCACTTAATGCTGGTTTGGAGATTGAGCGAGGAACTTCTCCCAACACGGTAATAAGATGGAATGAATCTAGCGATATATGGGACTTTACTCAGGATGGCACCAACTACTACGAAATAGGAAAGTATGAAGATATAAATGCGGCTTCTGGCATAGCAAATTATGCTTCCGGACAAGCTATTGAAAACGAGTCCGCTATTGCGACCAACGTTTCCAATATTGCGACCAACGCCGACGACATAGTTGCTGTTTCTGGTATTTCGCATTATGCTTCAGGGCTTGCGATCACAAACGAGACAGATATCGTAGCAACTTCCGGTATTGCAAACTACGCCTCTGGGCTTGCGATTTCTAATGAAGCGGACATCGTAGCGACTTCCGGTATTGCAAACTACGCCTCTGGTCAGGCGATTGCCAACGAGAGCGACATAGTTGCTACATCTGGTATTGCCAACTACGCTTCTGGACAAGCGATTGCCAACGAAACGGACATTGTGGCCAGCTCGGGGATTGCTAATTATGCTTCCGGTCAAGCTATAGCGAACGAAGATGACATTATTGCCACTTCTGGAATTGCTAACTATGCCAGTGGCCAAGCTATTGCAAATGAAAGCGACATTGTTGCCGTTTCTGGAATTGGTAACTATGCTTCTGGACAGGCAATTGCCAACGAGGACGACATCGTTGCAGTTTCGGGTATTGCTAACTATGCGTCTGGTTTGTCTATTGAGAACGAGGCCAACGTTGCATACGCATCTGGACAGACTATAGAAAATGAAAGTGATATTGTTGCGGTTTCCGGTATAGCGAACTATGCGTCGGGAATGCAGCTCAACGGTCTTACTGACGTGTCTTATGGAGGAACAAACCTTTCCCGGACAATCCTTATCAACAACAATCCGGGATCTGCCCCTGTTAAAACTACTCCGTCATCACATTCTGGAGATAATTTAGGGCTTGGATACCAAACCTTAGCACATCTAGATGGTGGTGACAACAATATTGCCATATCTGCTTATGCTGGAAGTGGAATCACTGGTGGTAGTGACAACATTACCGTAGGTTATTATGCGGGTAATCAAATAACGGCTGCAAATTATAATGTCTTTCTTGGAAGAACGGCTGCACAGTACGTCGTGGGCAGTCAAAATATTGCAATTGGTAATGAGGCGATGAAGGGTAGTATAGCTTCGTCAACTACTGACGCTGTTGATAACATTGCTCTTGGTTATCAAGCCCTACAGGAACTGACAAGTGGTGGCGAGAATATTGCAGTAGGAAAAAATGCCGGAAATCAATTAACAAGCGGTAGTAGAAACATATTTATAGGTCAGTTTGCCGGATTTGGACACACGTCGGATGACGATATGCTTTATATTGCAAACGAGCGTGATTCTAGCGATGGTACTCTCATCAAGGGAGACATGGCTAATAAGTATTTAGCCGTAGGCAAGGCTGATGTCACACTCTCGACCGATCCCACTACTCTACAGGTGTTGATAAATTCTAGCACCGATAAGGGGCTGATTGTCAAGGGGGCCGCAGCACAGTCTGACAACCTGCAAGAGTGGCAGGCTAGTAATAGTGTCGCTGTTGCAACAATTGACCAGAACGGCAATATTGCTAGTAGCGGAACGATTGCCGCAAGCGGTGGAATATTAATAGATCCTCTTGTTCCGTCTACGACCACAAATAAACTATACAACGATGGTGGCACGTTGAAGTTTAACGGTTCTGCTGTCGGTGGCGGTGGCGGTGGTGATGTTACTACATCACAACTTAACTATGTGTCCGGTATAGCTGTTTACAGTTCAGGTCAGGCTATCGCCAACGAATCTGACATCGTAGCGACCTCGGGTATTGCGAACTACGCTTCTGGACAAGTGATTTCTAACGAGAGCGATATCGTAGCAACATCGGGTATCGCGGCTTATTCTTCGGGCCAAGCGATAGATAACGAAACAGACCTAGTTTATGTTTCGGGAGCGGCGGCATATGCGTCTGGTAATACAGCGAATATCGCCTTTGGATCAAACGCAGAAGGCGATCTACTTTATCACAACGGCACTAGCTTTATTAGACTTGCCAAAGGTGCAAACGACTACATTCTCAAAATGAACGGCAATGTTCCAAATTGGGAAGCGGAAAGTGGCGGGGGTGGTATATCGTGGGATGGCTCTACCGCAAATGGTGTTGCTACGTTCAAGAATAGCAGCGAGGCAACAGTAGAATCCAACCTCACGTTTGACGGCAACGCCTTAACGGTTGCTACCAGCTCAAACTCTGTAACCCCCAGCGTAATTAAGGGTGCCGCTTCTCAAACAGCCGACCTTACAAGCTGGCAAAATTCGGCAGGAACAAGTGTTGCAGCGATGACGGCTTCGGGCACCCTGAATGCCTATGGTATAGTCGCTAGTGGTGACGTTGAGGTTAGTTCGTCGAGCCTTACCCCGTTTTCTGTGGACGCGGGTGGCAGGACAGGTAATTCAAACTTTATTCTCAAGACTGGGACCGGAGCAACTGACAATCAGGCTATACTTCAGGTTTTAGGTGGAACCGCCGGTGAATCACGTCTTTATCTCGGAGACTCAGCCGTACCAGCGAAGTCTCAGTTGTGGTACAACAACAGTAACGAGAGATTTTTCCTATCTGCTAACGGCGCAACAAGGATGTGTATCGACGAGAATGGTCGCTACATGTTCTCGAACAGAGCCTCTTCTGGTGGAGCTGGACCTCCTTCAGTGGGCTATATCGATGTCGTTGCCCACAGTGGAACAATCATGTGTTCTGGTGTTAGAGGACATCTGCTTGATAACGGCACTACTGACGGCACTACCCAGTTCGACATAAGTCAGTCAACGGTTCACAAAATTACATTGGATCAGGATGCTACCTTCTCGGTGACAAATGATCGGGCCGGAGATAAATTTATGATAAGAGTTCTTCAGGACGGAACCGGTGGTCATAGTGTAACTTGGTGGAGCACAATCAAGTGGGCGGGCAATGTTGTACCAACCCTTTCCGCCGCCAACAAGGCTGACCTTTTAGGCTTCCTCTGTACGGGAACTAACACCTACGATGGATTTATAGTGGGACAAGACATATAGTGGCTAGGAACACAACTAATGAAACTACTTTACACGCCAGCTCACCTACCAGACTCTTTGGACTACCAGTTTTCAATTATTAACACTGAGTCTTTAGTGGTAGAGAACTATGGTCATTTTGTCGAAATAAATGAAGATAAGTTTTATGGGTCACAGGCAAGACATAAAGCCAGCAGACCTTTTGGAGTTTCTTGGAATCAAGAAAATTTATTTGTAGCCAACAGGACAAATCTCATCAGGTTTGATAAAAATTTAAATCAAACAAATCATTACGACGTTTATCATGGTAACCCACATCAGATATTAGAAATAGATGGTAAGATTTACGCCACCGATACTAGTATAAATTGTATAAATGTCTTTGATATTGAATCAGAAAAAGTAGAAAGATTATTTGATCCCGTAAAACAAGAAGAAGTAAATATAAACACACCTGTACACTACAGGGACATGGACAAAAATCACATCAATAGCTTGCATTATGATGGAGAATTTCTATATGTCTTACTGCACAACTGGGGAAAACAGTTTAGCGAATATTTAAAGTTAGACTTAAAACTAGAACTAGTAGAAAGAAAACAATTTATTGCAAAGTTTGCCCACTGCGTTTATTTAGATAGAGGAATGGCTTGTACACTAGACACGGGAACTTCACATTACATTGTAAGAGAAGATAACTCTTGTATAAGGCTTAAAACTTTTGCAGAAGATTTCATCAGAGGCTATGCAGCCAATAAAGATCTTCATATAATTGGAGCTACAAACAGGGGCAAGATGGATGCTAGACTTATTTTTATCAACAAAGAAACATTAGAACAAACACAATTAAACTTAGACTGTCAAGACTTTGCTGAGTTACGTCTTATAGATGAGTTTGATTATTCACACAATAAGGAGAGTTTCCTATGATTTACCCCGGAATGTATAAATTAAAGGATGCGAGTGTTTTTAGCACAATCGAGGTGGAGATACAATCAGAAATAGACTCTCTGGGAGATTTATCTCAGTACAATAATGCTCTTGATTTACCAGATGATTTTGATATAGACAATGAATTTTCTATGGAAACCTTGACGGCGATTGACGCTAGTGAGTCTATCCCAGCAGTTGTGTCTAGACTTACTACTTTTGGAGAGGATGATGACACATCTTTAAATCCTGAAATTAAAAAAATACATGAATTAGCATGGAAGTACGCTGATTTTTTCACTAGTGTTAGAGGTTTGAGTTGCCCAGTAGTCTTTGATAACATGAAGTTTTTCCCTGTGGATGGGTTTATCGGACTTCATAATAATTACGAGATAGCAGATGCTTGGATTTTAAGCATTTCTTGGACCGAATCTGACAATGGATTTGAATATATTTATCATGAAGTTGATAATAACGAGATCAAGCAATCAAGCACTAGTCAAGGGTTCAACTATAGGATATACAACTGCCCAAATCTAGAAGATGGAAAGTTATATCAGGGGAGGAAAGCTTCTGCAAACTCTTTTGAGTGGCAGATTGCTTTAGGTAGAAAGGTGTGTCAAAGAATATGTCAAGATTGGAGAGGCTTAAGAGCATGATAATTGAGAGAAAGCACTACTCACTTAGAGACGACCTGCAAGCAGAACTGTCTGAATCTCTAAGTGATATTTTAGAAAAATACGAAATTTTAAAGGGCTACTCCATAGAACAAAGGAACAACGAATACTACACCAGTAGAGAATTTTTAGATTTAGTAAAAGAAAGTGTCAAACTGAAGCAGGCAAAATATATAAATTTAAATTCAAGTTCAAATTGCAAATCCACGATTCCTCTATGGGAACCCGCAGCGGGACAATCGCTTGGTGATGAGATTATTGATTGTATCTCTTCGTTCGTTGCTAACAATTCAGATTTACCTAAAGAAGACTGTAATAATACCGGAAGAATGCTATATCCAAAAAACGGCTACATGGGTTGGCACAATAACTCAAGAGCTGGATGGAGGATTTACTGCACGTACTGTGTAGAAGACGCTAAATCATACTTTAGATATGAAGATGACAATGGAAAATTCGTTGACTGCTTAGAAAGTAAGGGTTGGAATTTTAGATTTTTTTACATAAGAGATACATTCTCACCTTTCTGGCACTCGATTTATACTGAAACTGAGCGTATTGCTATCGGAACCTTTTTGGGTAAAGATAAAGACAAAATACAAAATTTAATCGGAGAAATGAAATGACGCTACTTCATATAGAAGGTTTTGATGTAATAAATTCAACAACCAAAAGCGCCTTGGTTGGGATAGACATGTCTCATCAAGCGGCTTATGCTGGACATCCCTACTCTTCAAGTCCGGGGACTTTGACAGAATTTGATGTTACTGGAAGGTATACTGGCAGCAAATCCCTTAAACTAAATCATGAGCAACACACAACGAGTTCATCCAATGAAGATGGTATTGAATATTTTACGGGAAATACCGGAACTTGGTCAAGGATTCCATTTCCAGAGCAGCAGGCTTTAGGGAGTTTTACGTTTGGTTTTGCGTTTAAAACATCTAATATTAATCACACGCATGAAACCGTTATTGCTTCAATTGCTGACAACAGTGGCAATCCTATGTTGATAATATCTTATGACTCTTCTGGTTATCTAAAAGCATACTTGTTTAATAATAGTAACGCTACATACGCTAGAACTTTTAGAGGTAATTATGCTTCTAGCCCTGTCGCTGAGAGTGTTTCAACCGACAGAAAGAAAAAACAGAAGAACTTTATTCAAGATGAGTATGTAAATGCAGGTGGTTCCACAACGGACCATAGCCCTTTGGGCACTGGGTCAACCGCAATGGTTGCCGATACATGGTATACAATAGAGTGTCAAGTAGTTGAAAACTCTAGTAAAAACTATGACCTTGAGTTAAGACTAGATGACTCAGTTCAGGTGGATAGCGATGGCAACGCTGTTTCAAATAATCAATGTGCAAATCTTCACGAAGTAATTTTCCTGAATGCTTTTCTACTAGATCATGCTAACAGTAGTAGTCAGGTGGCAGAGTATAGTCATACTTTTGATGATTTTTACTTCTTGGATGATGCTGGTAGTAACAACACTAGCTTTCTTGGGTCCGACATGAGAGTGCAGGGATTACCGCTTGGTGCTGCTGGTACTGCGTTTACTCAAAACTTCTCTGTAAGTACTGGGTCTGTTAGTGGTAATTTGTCAGATTTTGACACGAATACTGTGGCAACTTTAACTAATCCCGGAACAGGTATCTTCGATGTATCAGATCCCGAAACTGTTAAAACTGGAAATGGAATTAGATATATAGCTACCGCAAAGTATTCATCAGGAGCTACAGATTTGGAGTTCTTTACAAGAACCAATAGCGAAAACCATGCTGTAAGCGGCGTGATACATGAAGGAAGTCCAGTAGCTTTAACTAGTAGTTTCAATACTTACCAAGAGATACAAGAAAAGAATCCAGCTACAGGCGCTAATTACAATGAGGCGGAATTGGATGCAATTCAAATTGGGCTAAGGGCTAGTTAAAAAATTTAAAGGATAACTCTACAATGGCACAATCTGATACCGCAGGTCTGGGCGTTGAAGTTTTGACTTTCAGCGGCCCTGCTAACAACCCGCCTGTAGCTGGTCTTGGTGTTGAGGTTTTGACTTTCAGCGGCCCTGCTAACAACCCGCCTATCGGCGCCTTGGGTATCGAGATTATAGGCAATACCACCAGTAGTGGGGGTGGTGGAGGTCGTGGATTAAGAAACCATATCGTAATCGGCACAGAAAGTGGAACAGAAAGAACGGTTGCGGGGTCTGGCCCTAATTATGTAGTTTCATATGATCCCACTGGTCCCCCGACAACTTTAATTATTGGAGATTATGTTTATATAGAAAAAAGGACTGCGGGTGCTGGCACTGGTAGCACAGTCCTTTCTACATATGTTTATGTAATTACGGCGATATCATATGCTGGCGGCGGGGGG